GGGCGCCAAATGCCTGAATCTGACGACGCAATGCATCTGCATTGCGCTCCGACGCAGACGTGGAGGCAAGAACGGCTTGCCGCTGCTGATCAATGGCGGCGGTAGTGCCGCGCATTTCAGTTTCAAGTCTATTTATGTCGTCATTAAGCCGTCTATACGTCGCACTATTAATGTCAGCCTGCGTCTTGAGGCCACGCAATGCTTCAAGCTGGCCCTTGATTAGTTGTTCGCTGCGAGCCGAAGCATCGCTATATTCGTTAATACTGCGACGAACTCGCTCAATGGCCGAAGTAGTCGGCCCGTCAAGGGTCTTTTGCAGATCCTTGAAGGCGCTGCTGACCTTGTCCAGGCCCTGCAGACCTTCGATGCCAAGGCGGACCAGGATGTCGGTGATCTGCCTAGGCGCCATCCTTGTTCTCCTTGGCGAGCTCGGTGAGAGCGGCTGCTTCCATTACCCGCAGCCCCTCCATCATCTCGAGGCGATCATCCACCGAGTATAGGTCCAGCAAGCCGCCCGCCATCAGAAGCACCTCGTACTTCAGCCCGAGGTAGCCTGCCATTGTGGTATTCCATTGTGTCTGCATTCGTAAAAACATCATAACAATATCCCAGTTCTCGTCCCACACTTCAAATTGTTCTTCCTCGTACTCCTTTGGCTCGACGGGGAGAACAATGCCAAATGCGGCTGCATCCTCCCCGCTTTTATCTTCTACACGCTTGCCGCCTTTCGTCCAAAAAATAGCGGCCTCTTTTAGTTTCCCGCTTTTGCTCCATCAAAGGTTTCGGTGTATGCCTTAAGCACGCCTCGAATCCAATAGGGATCGTCCGAGAATTCTTTCAGCGCTTCCATCGAGAATGGCACCTCTTTGCCATCTTCATCGGTAATCCCGTCCCACCCAAGCACCACAGACTTCAGCAGCTGCAGGTCGCCCTTTTCGGACAGCTTGCTAAATTCGCTGCGCCCAAGGCGCTTAAATACAACGTCAAACGTGCTGGAATCGAAGGTGCCGCCGTCGCTGGGCTCTTCGACGGTAACGGGCCATTTGAAAGTCTTGACCTTTTTGCGGACAAACGCCATTGATTGGAAGGCACTGCTCACCAATCATACACGCAATAAAAAAGGGGCGACCATGGCGCCGCCCCTCTTGAATTGGCCTGCCTGCCGAATCAAGTATAAACAATGCTGAATTCATCATTGCCGCTTGTGCTAGGCACAGCGGTGTAAGGAATGTTCAGCATGTGAATGCCGTCCTGATCGCTGTAGGACACGTCGCCGATGTCGATCCTGGTGGAGGCGAAATCGACGATGTTGCCAGCGGTCTGGCCGTGCTGGAACAGCAGGTTGCCCAGGCTGCCGTCGCTCAGAGCAGCAGTGAAGTAGTCCTTGGTCGCCATGGTGACGGCCTCGAGAACCACCGTGCCGGTGGAGGCGCGATCGGTCAGCAGCACCTCTTTGGTGCAACCGACGAGCTCGCGGTACACCAGGGTGTTGCCCACGTCGAACGTTACAGACTGCAAACAACCGGCGTAGGAGAGCAGCTCGAAGCCGGTGGTGTTGCCTTCCTTGAAGACCACAGGAGTGGCCTGGTTAGCATAAGTCGCAACAGGCAATGCGCTATCAATGGGCGCATTATAAATTCCGGTAAAGGTAAAATCGATTGTTGGAATCTGGCCAACGGTGCCATTAATTGTGAAAGTTCCACGAGCACCAGTAACTTTATGCAGAACACCATCAATATTGTAATAAATGGTTGCGCTACTAAACGAAGAGCTCACCGGGGCGTAGGTGACGCTTGTGGCCGCGACAACGGTTTCGCTCAAGCCACAAGCCTTCAGGGCCTTGCCGTAGCGAGGAGCGGTCCCGGCAGTACCAGAGCCGGCCAGTTCAACGCTGAAGGTGCACTCCACCCGGGTGTTGGCCAGAAGCTGCTCTGAGGCGCCCAGGTAGGGACGAACCAGATCGCGGCTGACAACGTCACTCTGCAGAGGAGTGATGTTCAGATCCCTCACTAGCACCGCGTCGGCGCCGTCTGGAGTCGGATCCGTCCCGTAGGTCGATTCCGTCTCCAGCAGAATCAGGCGCTTGCGAGTCAGAAGAGCCATTGGAAATTACCTCTTGGGTTTCAGGGGGAGCGGTCCGTTCAACAAGGACGCGGACGCCAGTTTCGGGATCAAGGATGTAGGAGCCACCCTGCCCATGGAACTCATCAATCATGGTAGTCGCCTCAGGTTGAAAGATCGCCCACTGAAGTGCGGTAACGAACAATGTAAATAGAAAAGATAACACCAACCGGTTGGTCGGCATCTTGCATTGTGAATTCTGTTTCTCCAGGCTGAACGTCAATTGCTAATCCGCCAAGAGTGAGATCAGCCATGATCGCGGAATGTGCTGCGGCGATAACTGGATCCGCGAGCTGATCAGGAATCTCTCCGCGAACAATCACAGCAACCCTTACTTGCATCGAGTGATCGAGCGTCGGCAGCGAGGTGTTCTGCTCCACGTCGTTGCGAACAGGCTCCACAATCACAGCCGGGGACTCGCCACGAGCCAGCGGGGTGACCCTGCTGCGATAGACAGTCGCATTAAGGCGACTGGACCGAGCCAGAGCTACTCGAATAGCTTCGAGAATTTTTTCGCGCTTAGTCGACATTAGGGAACTTCAGACGCAAGAATACGAGCGCGTTTTAGGGTAATATCTTGGATGCCACTATGATTGGCAATCATTAAAGAAATTTCATCGTTTGCGGCCATGCTAATCATCCAACTTGTAACTAGCTTGGCTTCCGCGCCAGCGCTTCCAGTAAAAGCGCGACACTCCGTCTCGTTAATAGCAGTACCATTTTTCGCCAGTTTAATTCCCAAGATTTGATTGTTGTTTGCGGTAGCATCAATGCTGCCGTAAAATCGCATTAACTGCGTAGCCCCGCTAGTGTTTTTAAGCCCAAAAAGATCACTTGATCCGAGAGACATGCCAAAAGCTGTTGCGCTGTCAAAAGTAGCAGTCAATCCGGTACTCTTGTAGACTCCCTGAGTTAATCCACTTATTGTTCCATCGGTCATTTTACTTGCCTGTCCTCTGACAGCAGAAGAAGTAAGGTAATAAGGCAAATCGTTCCAAGAGCTAACGCCATTGCCTACTTTGAAGCTGCGGGTATCGCTTTCAATCCCTACTTCACCATCGAGCAAAATTGGATTTACTGAGGTCCAGGTGGCGGCTTGATCATGCCGCAACTGAAACCGAGAGATGCTGCTCATGCCCCGCCACCACTGAGAATGTTGCCATCAATGTAATCGGTAAGGGCGGACCCTCCGTCCATAACTGGATTCAGTTGCTCAATGCCCAGGTCATCGATTTCGGCATCGGCTCCATTGCCATTCATGACAGTGCTAGTTACTGATGTTTGAATGTCCACGTCTCTTTGCAAACTTATCTGAACAAATACTCCATCGTGAACCAATTGTGTAGCGCGAACCGTATACGGAACGCCGTTAACATTCACCCGCGACCCATAAAGCAAATGCCCAAACTCGGACGCTGCACAGGTCAGCGTATAGTCCGTCGTAATAATCTGATTGTCAATAATCATCTCACTCGGCATATCAAAAATGCCGAGGCCAGAAATGGCGCCACTGACAACAGTGACGCCAAAGTCTGCCATATAAATAGCAGGATCGTCTACGATCACTGATACTTCTTGGCGCCGAAACCGGTAACCGAAATGATCGAGCTAGCGGTGCCAGTCTCGGTGTGGATGTTTACGCGCACATAGCGCTTGACATCGTCTTTCGAGATGGTCACGGAGCCGAGATATGCCGCGTTGGCAATGTCGGTAAAAGCACCGCCGGTGATGGCTTCATAGCCACTGCCGCTCGCGTCGCTGTGCTCCAGGCGCACCGAGAAGCCAGCAGAAGCGCCAGCAGCCGTTGCCTGCATCACGAACACGACGTCGCCGTCATAGCCCATCAGATCCACACCACTGCCGGCGCCGGTGGCCGTCACGGTTGCGGGGGCATAAGCGCTGAAGTGCTGCAGCGCTTCAAAATTGCGTTGGCTCAGAGCCATGGATCAGTCCTCCTGGGAAAGTGGTTTGATGGTGCGACGCACAGCAGGCTTCTTCACCTCTGGTGCGGGCATGGGGCAAACAGGCTCTGGAGGCGCAGGTGCCTCGCAGCGCACAGCTCGACTGAGGCCAACCAAGAGCTGGCCTTCACTCTCGGAGAGGTCGAGCACCTCACCGGTTTCCCGGGAGGTGCCGCGAACCATCACGTCAGTAGTCAGCTTGAACCAGCTCATCAGGCGTTGCCGGAGCCGAACACGAAAGCACCGGGATTGCGAACACCGAAGTCCACATCCTGGAAAGCCACGATGCGAGTGGTGCCCTTGGTGCTGTTGCTGTAGGGATCGACGGTGATGTCGACGCCGGACCAGAAGCCGAAGATGGCCTGGCTGAAGTCGCCGAAGATCACGTTCGAGCCGATCAGCTGGTTCGACACGCGAGCGCCGTAACCGTTGACCTCGTTGTTCTCCCAGATGAAGCGCTCGCTGTTGGTGTTGCGCAGGGTCTGCTTCAGAGCACCGCGAACGTGAGCGTTGCCCACATAGAACATCGAATCCACGTCCAGGTTGGCCACCGAGACGGTGGTCTCCATGTTGACGTAGTCGGCGAAGTTGCCGAAGTAGTAGGTGGTGCCGTCGATGGCTTTGTTGGTATCAGCGTTGCTGGCCAGGGTCTCCGAGCCAACACCGGTGATGTTCTTGATGCCCAGCAGAGCGGAGGAACCACCCAGGCCGTAGATGCCGGAGTAGTCGATCGCCAGGGCGATGGACTCAGCCAGGTCAGCGCGAACCATGGCCTCGACATCCATCGAAGCCTGTTGCATCAGGCGACGGGTGATGTCAACGAAACCGCCCAGCGACTTGGGGGTCATCGAGATCTGACCCAGGGTCATTGCGCTCTCGGTGACGGCGACGTCCTCACCCACCCAGTAGGCAGTGGTGGCGCCAGTCTTCTTGGGGATGTCCACGTTGCCGACCAGGCCGGTCAGCGTGGTGACATTCAGGCCCAGCAGAGCGGAGCGGTTACGAACCAGGTCGATGAACGAACCGGTCAGCAGTTGCGTGTCGACCAGGTAGCCACCAGCGGTCGCGGTGCCGACGTTCTGGGAGCGGATAGCAGGAGCGGACAGCACATCCCAGGGCATCACAACGCCCTTGGCAGCGCGGCCGAGCTTGCCTTCGGCAGCCTTGGAGCACTCGATCTCGAAAGCGGCAGCTTCACGAGCGGAGCGGTCGGTGGGATCAGCCAGGTGACGGATCACGTTCATCAGGCTGTAGCGCTTGACCTCTTGCTGGGTCAGGCCGATGGCAGCAGCGCCGTCATCGTGAATGCGGCCCTGGAACTCCTTGCGGCTGCGGCCAAGTTGGGTCAGGACGGCCTCGCGAGCCTGATCGACAGAAGCGTCGTCGTTGATCAGCTTGTCAGCCAGCTCAGCGCCGACCTGATGCTGCTCGCACATAGCGCGAATGGTGGCGACCCGATCACGCTCAGCAGCCCGAGCGGCGGATTGCACCTCTTTGATGTCGATGGATTGTTCCATTGTTGAGGGCACAGGTTGTTTTTCAGTACCGCGCTCGGCGGACTGCTCGTGGTCAAGCATAACGTCAGCAGCTTCTACAACATCAAGGGCACGTCCGAGGCCAACCGATTGATCAGCCGGAACGCTTACAGATGATACTTCCAGTACATTCCATTTTGTAACAAGGAAATCACCGTTTGACGATTCACGGACATCTGCAATTTCGTACGCAAAAGACACATTGCGGACGATTCCTGCTTCGATGTCGCGGCGGCGCTTGTACTCCTCGGTGCCCCTTTCCATCGTGTTGGGGCTCCACATCACGGTCGCATAAAGCCGGCGGTCGTCGCCCAGCCACGCTTTCTCGGCCACGCCCAGCACCACATCGCGGTTGTGGTTCCACAGCCACGCACCACCGTCGTTCATGCGGCTCAGGTCCATCGACTCAGCGTCATGCACCAGCACCTCACGCCCCCACCAGCGCTCCACCGGAGCCTCAGAGCTGAACGAGAAGGTCAACCGATCGTCAGCCTTCTCTTCAACGCGCATGCCCTGGGCGACCTCGCGCTTCAGGCCCTCCTTGTTGATCCGCTTCAGGTCAAGTTTCATGACACGCTCGCCAGTGGCCTCCTCGAAAAGGATTGGCTGGTAGTCGTTGTCATCCAACCACTGCCTTGCCTCAGACACTGTAAAGCGAGAGGCGTCAAATCGAATTGCCTGTAGGCGAACGGGATCGCCTTCGTTGATGCCATAAATTGCGTCGATTCCAGCGCCGAAGTCATCGTTGATGCGACGGAACCGCTCGAACATGTCAGGGTCCAGCAGCCGAGCCGCATGCTCATTCGGGTAAGGCCGTCCCTCCTCGCCATCAATCGGCTGGATCTTGGTGAGCGTGCTGAACCGGTGGCCCACCATCACCTCAGTGGGCTCGCCATCCCGGTAGACGCGAATGAGCGCGGCCGGGTCCTCTTCGGTGGCTTCGATGCTGAACTCGCTGTCAGGCACGCCAAGGGTCCCTTCGCGCATGATGTGCTCAATTCGGCCACGAGCCCGACCGCCGCTCGAGTTCCAACTGACAAAATCTCCCTCTTTCAGTTCGTCGGGAGCGGCGCGAAGTTCCATAGAGCGTTCTCGTGCTGCCTTGATGCTATCGGCCTTCGCATCACTCCACCTTTTACCTGCATCACCGCCCCAGGCGGCCCAGGCCACGCGACCTGGCGACGGATAGCCCTCTTCGTCAGGACTGAAACCCTGGCCCTGCTTGTCCACCTCGTGCCGGGCGAACCAGGCCGACATCGTGATCACGGTGTCAGCACTGAGCTCGTCACCGCTCAGGATCTGCCGGGCCCGGGTGGCGGCCACATCGGTGCCACCGTCGCGCCCCTCTTCTTTCCACGCCTGATAACGCTCAGCCTCCTCGCGCATGCCCTCGGTGGGCATCAGGTCGATCTCGACCCCGTTGACCTCAGCCATCTTTCTGTGCGCGAGCAAGGTTGGACAGGTCAGACCGTAGCCGCACCGGCTGGCCCAGATCATCGATCAACGGATCGCTGACCGGAGGTTCGGGCGCGGGCGCCGGTTCGGGAGTGCCGGCCATCAACCCCAGCTCCTCCTTGATTTCATTTTCTTTTGCAATCGTAGTAACGGTCTCCATGAAATCGTTACCGGTATATTCCATGATTTGCTCTGCATGCGTCTGAAGCTGCAGCGCACGGGCCATCTCGAGGGCCTTCATCTCCTTCGCCGGGTCCACCCAGCTCCATGCCCGGGCCTGCCAATGCGGCGCGTTGTACCGCTCCGGCCTGGTCCACACGTCCGAGAACATCGGCATCGGCAGGTCGGTGAGGGCGGCAGCCATCAGCCACTCCTCGAACACGCGCTGGTGGAACTGCTGGATCAGCATCGACTGGATCACGCGCCAGTGATCGCGGTCTTCGAGGATGCTCAGCCGGCTGCTGCTGTAATTCGACTCGCTGAAATCCTTGCTTAACGTTTCGTAACTACAGCCGAAACCAGCAGCGAATCGCCTGGCCAGATTCCTGACCACATTCTCGTATTGGTTGTCATCTGGACCGAAGTCGGGCGGGATTGCCGTCTCCCCAGGCAGCAGGAAGTTGTAGCTGCCGGGCTCGGTGTTCCACAGCCGCTTGTCGCCCTCGAGCGCAGGTGAGCCATCGCTTTCGCGACTCCCGAAATCATCTGGATCAGAAGTCTGAATCCAGCCCAGGCTGTTTGCCTGCACACGCTTCCGGGTCCAGTGAGCCTCCTCGTACTTGCCAAGGTTCCAGCTCGTGGTGATCACCGGCGCAAACCAGGGAACACCCCTCGTCTGACCAATGCGATCAGGCATATAAATATGAATGAAGTCTTCAGCATCAATAAATAGATGCTTCTCGCCTTGTTTTTGATAGGTGCCGAGCTCGGCGTCGCCCGGGTGCTTCACCAGCAGGGCATAGCGCGTCGGCCGGCCCCACTCATTCAACTCGACACCCATCCGCCAGTAATGCCCCGGCCGGTCGCTGAAGCCGGTGTAGTCATCGTCGATCTGATCCGCTTCGATCAGCTCAAGCGCCAGCGGCACCCTGCTCTTGCCCATTCGCTGCCGCACCAGCCGCACGCCCACCTCGCCCGATTCAGGCAGCGAGCCGACGATCGCCATCTCGATCGCGTGGAAGCTCATCTTCCCGGTGACGTCGCAGCTATCGGCCCGGCACCATTGCCGCCATCCGGCCGACATCGCCACGTTGCGGCGCTCGTCTTTCTCCCGCCCATCGGGCCGCATGATCTGCGGCTGCATCTGGATGCCACGCGGGCCGATCA